AGCAGGGGCATTGGGCTAACTTGGGGAGTGCAGAATGACGGATCATGCCGCCTCCTTTTGTCCGAGGACCGCTGCGATGAACTTCGGCGTGTTCGCCAGCACCCGGGAGCGATAAGCCCCATCGGGAAGATCGCGGAAAGTCTGCCCCTCGGCGATCTGCTCCTTGGCGATAAGGAATGCATTCACCGCTGCCTCGTTCGCCACCAATTCCTCGGGCCATGCCGTCTCGGTATCAGCCGAAACCGCCACGGCCTCGACCTCGATGAGCTTCGGCGCTTCCGCCACCGGTTTCTCGACGCGCACCTTTTCAAAAGCCACCGTATTCTTGGCGATGTCCCGCGCCTCGTCCTCATCGGTGATGCCAGAGATTCCAAAAGCCACACGCACGGCTTCCTTCACCGCCTTGTGCCGAAGCATCCGCCGAGGGAATTGTTTCCACGGTTCCGTGGGTCGGTAGCATTCCGCAAAATACTCTGTCACCTTGGTCGCGTGAGTGCGATCCTTGCGGTAGACCACCGCCGTGACCGATGCTGGTTTGCCGTCCGGCCCATCCTCAAACAAAAACTCGATGCCGTCGAATTGCGGCTGCGAGTTGAGGATGTGTAGCCAACCGTCCACCGAAACGACCGGCGTGATGCCGCCCTTGCTTGGGAATGCGTAGATTTGCTTGGTGAGTGGGTCTAACCCGTAGCGGTTGCTCACAGCAACCAGCGCCAGCATTTCTTCGTTGCTCGCGCCCTTGAAGCAAGTTGCTTTGAGGGTGTCGAGGAGTTTGGAGGGGTCTACGGACAGGCGGTCGGCCATGATTCCAAGCGCCGTTGTCCGGGGTTGTTTGACTTCGATCTGTGTTTCTGTATTTTTCATTTAGTTACTACTGCTTTCTTGTGGTTTAACTTTGCCCCGTTGGATTGCCGTCCTTCGGGGCGCTTTCTTGTGGTGAGGACTAGTCCTCGAAATCTTCCCATTCCGCCCAGCGTTTGCGGCGTTCCTGTAGATCGCGCATCCGGAGATACATATTCCGCTGGCCGAGGTTGTAGCTCGCGAAGCACGACCCCAGCGTGACAATGGCCAGCGCGATTCCCTCCCAGCCGCTCATCGGGCCAACCTCCATGTCAAAAGGCCGAGGATGACGACCGGCGAAATCATCCAGAGGAAATCGAAAGCGTAATCTAGGCAGCGGAGAATCGTGTCCATTACGCGACCCTCCGGTTCGCCGAGGACCGGCGCTTGTCCGACCACCACTTCTCCAGCGAGGGTCGCAGGATTTGCCATCCGCCCTTGTTGCCCCGGGGCTTCTCCGCAGAAAACATCCCACGGTTGCAAAACTGACGGATCGTCCACGGAGCATAACCGGTCATTGACGCCGCCTCATCCACCGTCAAAAGTAGTTCCTTACTCACGCCGCCTTCCTCCGTTTCTTGGCAGGATTTTTGTGCGCCTTATTGGCGGGGGTGTCTGACACCCTGTCCAAAAAAATAGTCGCCGCTTCCCTCATAATAAAAGCCAGAGACCGGCGCTCGCTTTTGGCGATCTCCGCCAGTTGATCCCTCATGGCGCGTTCAATTGGAAAGGTGATTTTTGTCATCGTGGTTTTTTGGTTTTGGTTTGGTTTTTTTCTTTCATGTAGGAGTCGCACATGAGCTTCATGGCCGCGACACGGTCGATGCCTTGTTCCTTCGCGAACTCCTCAATTCTTGCCAGCAAGGTGTCCTCTATAGGCACCGTGACCCGGACTTTGTTTGCTGCTCGTTTGTCAGGCATGGAAGAACATTAAGGCTGGTGTCTGACACCCGCCAAGCATTTTTTTTATTTTTTTTCAATAAGGTGAAACCCTACCCAATAAAAACCCTTGACAACCTCATGGGAAAAGGCTCCGCAGGCCAAAATAAATTTTCACCCGCTTAAACAGACGCTCCGCAGGCGAGGGGACTTAACCGGCGACCCAAATAAAAACCATCCACCCGACCGCCAACCCGCATGAATGCTGGCTGTGTGTGGGATATTATTTCACCGCAGAAAAACTAAAATAGATCACGGCAACCGCTAAAACCGCCATGCAGAAAATGTAAATTCCAAACCATGTTTTGTTCCACCAATTACCAGCTGGCGCGTATTCGCCCATGAATAAGCAAGACGCCACAAAGAGACACAACCAACCGGAAACAATGAAGACGCTCATCGCTTCACCTTCTTCGCCTTGTTCTCCATCACGCGAGCGATGACTTTCTCGCGGTTCCGTTGATACCAATCCGCCTTCCGATCCTTCTCCGCCTCTTTGAATTTTTCGTCCGTTCGGTAGCGATCCGCATACTGCTTCGCCATGAATTTCCGCTGCGTTTTTTTGTTGGCGTATGGCATAGGTCAAATCCTCCAGAACGCCTTCCAATCGGCCCGCACGGCGGGAACCGCATAGACTCTCTGCACCATCGCAGGCGAGGTGTGACCCATCTGGTAAGCGGTCAAACCCGGATTCGCGCAGCGCCCGAGGTGGTAAGTCGCGAACGAATGCCGCAGCGCATTGTCCGGCCAACCCTCCCAGCCAAGCCCTAGCGCCACCTTGCGCCTCCTCTCAAAAAGCGCCTCCATCGAACTCGTCACAATCCGCCCCTTCTTCCCCTTGAAAAAGTTCCGCCGTTTCACCAGCGGCTCCGTCATGTCCACGACCCGCTGCAACATTCCCGTGGTCTGCTTGGAAACCTCGGGCCGAATGTGAATTTGCTTCGACTTAAAATCCACATCCTCCCAATTCATCCTTGCGACCTCAATCGTCCGCAGTCCCGCAAATGCCCCGAGCAAGACCAGCGCCATCACATCGTCTGGCATGGGTGCTTTCAAAAGCGCCTTCATCTGCGCGGGCGTCAGAATGTTTCGCCCCGGGGTTGCTCTGGGAGGACGAACCCCATCCAGCGGCGAGCGGTCGATAAACCGCATCCGGTAGCACCACCGGAAAAACATCCGCGCATACCGGAACCACATCGCCCGCGAAGTCTCCGATCCTCGCAGCGTCTTCATCCACCGATCCATCGTCAGCGGCTCCACCCTAGCAATCGGCCCCTTGAGGTAAGACGAAAGCTCCTTCACGGTCGCCGCGATCTTGTCCGCATGGCTCTTCGATTTCCCCTCCGCCTCCACACTCCACATTCGCAACGCCTGCGCCACACTCATCCCATCCTCCCCGTGAATCGCCTGCGTTCCCTTTTCGCGAACCACGGTCACTAATTTTTGCCCTTCCTCAAAAGCCTCCGCCTCCGTCGAAAAAAACCGGCGAATTTTTTTTCCGTAAAACGAAGCCCGCAATTCCATCTTCCAAGGGGATCGCGGGCGCGAGGGGTAATAGCTGACCAAGTAAGGTTGGCTCATATTGAATGATGTTGGTTTTTTGTTGTCCGTGTTGTCCAAAAAGTGCCCTTGGACATCAACAACACTCCACGACAATCAACAGAAAGCAACAACAAAGAAAACCCCGCAGAGGCAGTCCAGAAAAGGCTCCAGAGGCTTTACTGGAGTGGCGGAAGGGGCGGGATTCGAACCCGCGGATCGTTGCCGATCGTTCGATTTCGAGTCGCTAAACGGGTAATGGGGAGCAATGACTTGCTAAAGCGTTGTCCATTGTTGTCCGTTTTGACTATTTTCAAATACTTGCTAAAGTTCTATCAACAAGTTACATAGAAATCGCTCGACTCTTACCTGTTTTTGCTATGCACACACGGCCAGCAAGATGCGACAAAATACAGCTAAATCGGAGTCGAGCGGGGTCGGATTCGGATGAAGTTTCGGGCGATACTTTTTGACCTCGTTTTTCGCCACACGCCGTCCCCGGATTCGGAGTCGCGGTCCCCGCGCCCATTGGTGTTGCCCTCGATGGTGACGATCTGGCTACCGCTTTCGGACTCCACGATGCCGACATGACTGAAATCAAAAACGACGATGTCCCCCGGGCGGGCCATGTCTCGGTCGTGGAGGATAACCGTGGTTTTCGGGCGGGATCGCGCCCATCCGAGGAACCCGTAAGCGAGGGCGGTCTTTGGTCGCCACTCTTCCGGCGTGGAGGCTTGGAGGTTCAGCCACTCGGTGACTTCCGGTGTCCGCAGCCACTCGCGGATGCACCAATCGACAAAAGCCGCGCACCACGGCCATGCGGACGGCGTGAGGTCGGTTGCCTCTTGGTAGTCGCGGATTCGTTCACCGTTGTTGTTCCCGCCAACTTCGCGGACCCCGACTTCGCGGGCAGCAATCTCGGCGAGGAATTTGGTCATTTGTCGCGGAGGGTTCGGCTATTCAAAAACTCGTTCCACGCGAAATCCTGTGCGGCGGTCGTGGGCGCTGCGGTGCTGGCGGGGACATAGCGGACATCGAGTTTCACATCTAGCTTGCCGAGTTCACCGACCCGGTCGCCGAATGGCGGGACCGGAATACTCACGCAGGAGGTCAGAAAGGCGAGGGCGAGGAAAATCCAGCCCAGCATGACCATCGCAGCGGCGATCCGGCCCGGAGTCATTTTTTCTCTTTGCGAAGGAAATTTACCAAGCCGACGAGGCCCAGCCCCAGCGCCACGATATGGTTCTGGAGAGCCGGTTCGACGGAAATCCCAAGACTGGTCAAAATTAAAATACCGCCCCTCCAAGTTGAGTTCTCCGAGGCGCGGGCGAGCAGGTAATCGAGTGCTTTTTTCATGGTTGATGATGGTATCAGTCAAAACTCGCTAGTCAAAAATCAGTCCTCGGTGGTGGCGTTTTCTACAACTCCAAAAAAGTCGGATGCGATGTGAGTGAGCGATGCGGCGGCTGCGGCGTTTTGGTTGAAGAGGCCCATAAGGGAAACCATTCCGTCGATGTCTTTCAGAACATCGGCCATCTCTCGCTCGCCTTGGACAATGTCTGGGATGTTTTTGATGGCGCGGACCCCACGCTCGAAACTGATAAGGTCAGAGCTTTGGTGGTATTGGCCGAGTGCGGCATTGATTCCCTTCTCGGTGTAGTCGCCGAGGTATGGGATGCCTTGGAGCGGTTCTGTCGCCATGGCCACGCCGATGCGTTTCCAGTTCCATGTTTTTGAGTCGAAGAATTCATCTTCGTCGTCGCCATCGTCTCTTATGTCCTTCCATGCATTTCGTATGAATGCGCCCATGGCCAAGTTAAAAACGATGAACCCAAGCGCCGTTGCGCCGAACCGCTTCAGAGGTCGGTTGGCTTTTGTGTAGGCAAGCAGGGCAAGGTTTTTTCGAGCCTCGGAAGCAAATGCCCAGCCGAGTCGCGATCCGGGGTTGGTTGCGGTGACCTCGTAGATTGACTTTGCTCCCATGCGGGTTGGCTGTGCGAGTCTGTCGGTGATGCGTTCGGCTGTGTTGTGGGCGTAGTCCTCTGCGGCCTTGCCGGTGTAGCCAAGCGTTTGGGCTTGGCTCAGATTGTAGTCGTAGACCATCGCGTATGTGCCAGCAGTCCACAGGGCATCTGATCCGGAGATGAGGCGTCCGATTTTTTCGACTTGGTGCTTGAGTTGGTTTGGCTTCCCAGCCTTGAGACCCTCCATCGCGATCTGCACGATGGGCGGCATTTGTTTCAAGCGCCGTTGGATGTATGCGGAGTTGAGTGAATCGCCCCAGCCGAGGTTCCCGGTCAGCAGCTTGCCGAGCCTGTAGACATAAGCGCCCATCGGGAGTTCGGCGCTGGCGGCTCCGATCTGGGTGGTCTGAATAGCAAGCGTCCCGACACGACCGATGAGTGCGACTTGCGCTGCGC